TAGTCTACCACAGCTTGACCTCCTCCAGAAATCTCACCTTGTACAGTACAGTTATAGAGTGCTGCTAAATTGAATAAAGTTTCATGACAAGTTCTGAGTGACTTAGGTCTACCAGTGTACCAAGCTACAGGTAACCCAACCATAGAATTATCATACGGGTTGTCTTGTTTAAGTACTGTGATGTCGAATAAAGACGTCAAGTCGTCTGCATCATCTTTGTAGTACGCATCAAAAACAATCTGATACATTCCAGGTGGAACATGCCCATTCTGGTCTCTGTAAGGTCTTTCACAAATAGTCACGCAACCATCTAAATTGTCTCCTGACTTGTGTGGGTATTGGTCCACAGGTACAGCATCTGGGTTGATTACAAATTCTACGCCGTTGATTGCTTCAGAAGATTCAGACGTCACTACGTTGCCATGTCTAAGTAGTGCTTGAATAGCGGAGTTACTTTGTATTCTCTTAATCTGTGCTGTGACTTCTCCAACATTAAAACCATTGTTAGTCAGTCGTTGGAATAGTTCAGAAGGTTTTCTAGGATACTCGGCTTTTCTTGCATCTAGTACTTTTGGATCTTTAGACTTAGCCTTCTTGTCTCTTTCAATTTGGTCAGAAGCTAGTGCCTCATTCATCAAGATGTTTCCATCCTTATCCGTGTACTTGAAGTTACCTCTCCAACATGGTACAAAGTAACCTACCTCAGAAGATGAGCCATTCTCCTCCCAAATATTAGGGAACGCTAGCATGTCCCAGGCGTGTGGGGCAGTGAACATTTCCTCTAATGCTTCAATCTCTGGGCCTTCCTCTCCACCAGTTCCAAAGACTGACATCTGTCCTACGTACATGTCTCCATCTCTCAAGGAACCCATTGAAATCTCAACAGCTTGTTTACCATTTTTGAAAGAACCAAACTCCTCAAACGTAATTTTTCTTCCACGTTTACCCCTAGTCTTATTTGGATTGTCAACTGTCTGCCCAATAATCTCAGACTTGAACCCTCTTTCAGTACCAAAGCCATCAATGAAAGAAGACCTGTAATGCAGTGGTTCACTCTTCTTCTGTCTATTCTTTTTCCAGTACGAAGAATGTAGATTTAGAAAGTCTAGTCCTTCCACTACTTTGTTTAGTATACCATCAGATGTCAAGTAAGTTTCCCTTGACGCAAAGTAATAAGACTTAGACCCAGGTATGAAGTTGTAATTGTAGATTCCATCAGCTGCTTCCATGTAAGAGAAACCAGCTCCACGAGTCTTAGCACAGCAAATGTGTTTTCCCCCAGGAGATTCTATTCCCATGAAAGTCCCTCCGTTCCAAGCAATATGTTTGAACATCCACCACTCATACTGCATCTCATTGAACCTTGGAAAGTCCATTATCTTTTCAGCAGTACGTTTAGATGCCTTGCCACTCAGTGTAGAGTCTAAGGCGGCTAGTGCTACCTTGTCGTCTACTTTATACATTGGAAAGAAGTTCAGATAGAAGTAGTATCTACCTGGAATCCATACATCACCAACAGAGTACCCTTCTCTACACCTCTTAGCCTGTAACTCCCAGTACTCAAAGTACTCTCTAGAACCTCTAGGTGCTTTCGTGTAAACCCCTTGGTTCTTTCTGAAGTCATTCGCTGCTTCAGAGAAGTGTATGGTATTAACTAGATTGTGCCACATAGTAGTTTAAAGCTTCTTGTTTAGTACTGAGTCAAGTCCTATCCATTCAGTAGGTCTTTGCATAGGGTTACCAGTTTCTTCCCAGTCTGTCTGAGAAGTTCCACTACCATTCCCAATGTTGGCAATAGCAATCTCCTCATCTCCCATCTCAGCCTGTCCTCTAATCCCTACATTTTTCTGTAACTCCATCAGTACGAAGTTTTCTAGTTTAGCTAGTTCTTGATAAGCCTTGTGAAGTTTAGCAATGTTATCTGTGAACTGATTAGGATTGTATAGAAGTTTCCCTTGCTTGTCAGTAGCACTAAAGTCTACTGTCTCAAAGTACTCATCCATAGAGTTAAGGGCGACTTGAGCAGCTCTGAAAGACTTAAGAGGTCTACATGCTTTATACTGAAGTGTGGTGTAGTACGCCAAGGCATCTCTCAGTTTAGGAGACTTTACCTCTTCAGGTGTCAGACCTGTATATCTCCTAGCTTCTTCCTCCTTCTCCTCCTTCACCCAGTCTCTGATTGGCGAAGTAAAGTCTAGCATGAAATAGATGTATGTCAAGTACTTAACCCCTTTAGGATTAGCATACCTTACTTTCCCTGCGGCGTCTTTAAACAATTCCTTGAACTCAGGAATCTGAGAAATCCACACTTGGTTAACTTTAACCTCCGATCTTTCATCTAACTCTAGTAGCTTCATTAAATTAGTTTAGGTGTAACATTCTTATCTGCCAAGTATTGCAGTTGTTTTTCTTTTACTTTGAACTTTCCAAAGTTAGGAAGCATGATAGTTTCCATTCCTCCCTCTCTGATTACCTTAGTCATAAACTCACAGGTAACAGAAAGTATCTCCTCTACTTGCTGAGGAGATACAATCTTAATTTCCTTAGAAACTTCATTGTACAACCTGGTGTTGCACGATGGCTGGTCTCCTTTTAATGGCATCTTACTTCAGTTTAGAAATGAATTCAAGTACCTCTTCTTCAGTTCCCACACAGTATGCATTCTGTCCGTACACACCACCATGTGCTTTACAGATGTCAATGATACTCTGTCTAGACTGCTTAGTAATTGGAGAACTGTTGTGAACTTTAAGAAACTCTACAACTGTAGTAGGCTCTCCAAAATGTTTCACCTCAACTTGACAGTCTGGAAACTCTAACCCTTCTAAAGAAGCCTTAGCTGTTGGGATTTCAATTACATCTCCAACTTTAAGTTCTGCTTCAGCTGTCACCTCAGGGTTAGCTTGAATGAATTCAGGAGTGGTAACCACTTCACTAGTACTCTCAGAAGGTGCTTGTGTTTCCTCTACCGCTGGAGTAGGAGTTAAATCTTTGTTTGTGTTCATGTTTTTAAAAGTTTGTACAAAGTTATACTGCTTTTGTCACATTTTGAAAATTTTTCTATAAACTAAGACTGGCTAGACCGTCTGATTGCACAGAAAGAACTAGGAGAGTAAGCCCCGTACTAGGTTTTAGAAAACTGATGTGCATAGTGGAGGAGTGGTACCACCTCGTTAGGAGACCCCCGTCTTAGCTTTGGCATGGAAGTGACCCTAGGCTAATTAGCTTGAGGTTAGGTTTCACAGCTGTAACATAACAGAGGTTACATATTATTCTCTCTGTTTGCGATAGGTTGACGTTCTTCACGCAAGAAAGTCTTGAGTCAGCCTGTCTAAGTAACAATACAAGACTTCCATATTCTATGTCAGTTACAAAGATTTCAGTTTCAAACGCACAAGACACAGCTCAATTGATTGTTGCAATTAAAGACCGTTTTGCGTCTTACAAAGCACCATCAACACCATTCAAGAATGGTCAAATGTTAGAGTGTGCAGTGTATGCCACAGCCAAAACACAAGCTTTCGAGGCTGGTAATTCAGGCTCTGAAGTGTATCGTTTAAGAACCAATTGGTGTTTGAATGGTGCAGCTTTTAAAGCAGCAGTTGTTGCTTTATTGGCAAAAGCGTCAACCTTGACAGTTGACCAAATGCGTGACGAGTGGTATGACTTAGTGTCAATCCACACAGTTAATGCGCAAGTTTGGGACAACAATCCTGATTTGCAAAAGTTGTTAAACTATGGTAGTGCATCTAACAATGCAGCTGTAGGTATCTTAACCTTGGAGGAGTTCAAAACAAAAGACGGTGTTGAAGTTAGCACATTCAGATTGAATCGTGTTTCTTACAATGGTGTTGCTGTTGATGAAGGTGTTTCTATGTCTTTAGAAGACACAGTTGCAACTCCTGCTCCAAGTGCTGGATTACCTCCAACGCCTGGAATGCCAACTCCTCCTGTTCCTGTAGCAGCTGGTGCTGGTCTTGACCCAAATCACATGTGTAACAATGGGTTCACTGTTGCTGCCTTGTTAGGTAATAATTGGACAGAAGACCAAGTAAAAGCAGTTCTTTAAGGTAGCTGAACTGTATAACAGTTCTTAGTCAGTGCTATCCTTTCGGGACGATTTCCTCACACCAACTTGATTGGCGCTGGTTTATGACCAAGTGAGGGAACTAAACCTGCTCAGAGGTTATCTGAGTACTCTATGACATGATTAGTATCTGTATTCTGCCTAACTTTAAAGGCACAAAAAAGGAGAGGCTTGAGGCACTCTCAGTTTGTTTCATCCTAGACTTGCTTATTCTGGCTTGTTGCTTAAACCCTGTAATGTAACATGAAGACACTTATCATTGAAGGTGTGGTTGTCGTGTACAGTTCCCTTTCAGACTTAATGCAACAGTTAGCCAAGTAGGCTCTTGACCTGGTCTTCCTTCGTGGAGGACCTGCTGTCAGCCTGGCGCTAGACTGCTACTCGTGGCAGACTGCTACTCGTGTACTCATTAACTGTACTTTTCTACTTCCATCTGAATCTCAGCCTCTAAAAGGTGTAATTCTTTAGGGCTAGTCAATCTTTTAATGTCCTCAGTGGTAGGTCTCCAAGTCTTATCCTTAGAGTACATTCTCTTTGCGTACGTGTAGAGAGCTCCATAGACAGCTAAAGGTCTACCTTTTCTAATCTTAGCTGGGTTAACAATGAAGACATCAGTACCGTCTATTACCTTAATAATTTCCTTACGCTTTAATTGCGCTAAAGCCGACCTGATATGGCTGGCTGAACTGTCTGGACAGACCCAAAGTGGGTTGTTCATGACTAGTTCTGTCTGAATTCTGATGACTAACTTGATAGCTGCTAGGCTTAGACCTTCATAGATGTCTGAAGAGGCTATGAAAATCTCACCTGGAAGGACAAAGCCTTTAAGCTCTGACTCTGATTGAGTAATGATACCTTTATCCAGTCTCTCTTGATAAGACTTTCTGTGAGTACCTTGAGAAAGGAGTGAAATGACATCTTCTGCAATGACAAAATGAAGTGGAATTCTAGACATGTATAAGTAGTTTTTAGACTGTACAAAGGTAAGATTACCGTCTTAGAGTACCAAACAATCTGTCTGTTTTTTCGGACAGGTTTGGGAAAGTTGTCCGTTTTTAGGTACAAACTAGTCCTCTGAAAGTAGCATAAACATTGACTTCTTTAGTTTGTAAACCTTACAGAACCTTTCTATACTAGGATGAAACTAGAAATGTCTAGTCTGTCTCAGCTGGACTGAGCACCTCACTCTCCCTCCTCTCTCGCACCTAGTCAGACTACTATTTCCACCTTTTTCCTCCTCCTCCCTTCCATACCCAAATCTGTTCTGTTCTCTCCACATTCTACCACTACTCCTATTCCTTAATTCCTTACCATTCTCCTCCTATTCCTTGACACTCCAACCACTCTTCAACCACTCAACCCTACACACCACCTTCATCCTACTACACATCTTACTCTCTCAAAGCACCAATCTAACCTTCTCAGCACTGTTAGACTGTTCTGCTTTGTCCTCATAAATCACTCCTATTAGGTTTTGGACTGCATAATCCACTTGTTTCCTAATAGGCATACCTAGGTTTGCTAAGACCTAGGGTTTTAATGTACCATCTCAGCTTCCCAAGGGCTGACAGTCAGACTTTTTCTTACTTTACACTAAGGATTACTCTGACTGAGTACAGAGGGGAACTCACTCATTAAACACACACTTAAACAGAGCACACTGTATAAAGCACAAAAACTATGACAGTATCAAACCGTATTCGAAACATCGAACCATTCCCAATGCTATCAGCTGTGGGAATCATCTTCGTACTAGTTGTACTATTCGTACACAATCCTTTTACTTTAAAAGAGAAACCTGTAATCATTTACACGTACTCTGACATCTACTACCTTACCTCAGACAGTCTAACTTCTGAAACAGGTAAGGTTTCACTTCATGCACCTTCTCAAGTACTCAAAGACTCTCTTGCAACCTTAACAGTTCAAGATGTAGAGAAATGTGGTACACACACTTGTATCGATTCCACTCATACTACTTGTGATACAGCTTGTATCTGTGATGGTCTCAATTGTTCACAGTCTAAATACGAAACCAATGACCAGAAATAGAATAGCTACCAAAGTTATAGGCATACTGACTCTTTTCAACATTCTTTTAGTACTACACGCACATTGGCACCACGCTGCAAACTACGTAATTGTACTGGGTTTAGTTTGTTCTTTGATTGGATTGTCTGCCTATACCAAGGCTCTAGTAATTACCAAAGTGATCAGAATTGAGCCCTACAAAGAAGACTGGTCTAACATAGTAACTCTCCAAATCACTCCAGACATCTGCTACTCATATTTAAAGTGGGGCACTAAGAAAGACTGGAGGTATGGTTTCTTACAATGCACTTGGTTTAACAGAGGCGTTATTGTTTACTTTCTAAACCCTGATGAAGAATGAAACCACTAACAATATTCTTAGAATTTGATGGTACTATGGTAGAACACATCTACCCTCCAATGGGTAGAGTTGTACCTCATGCTGTCAGAGTAGTCAGAAGACTACAAGATGCAGGCCACATGATTATCCTTAACACTTACAGAGCTGATATTAATAGAGAGGCCTTAGATCAAGCAATCTCATGGCTTAACGACACTTGGAGAGTTGGTAAGGTTGAACTCTTACCGCTCAAGGCTATCATGGCTTCCAAAGTTCACCCAGCTCCTTTCTTCCAAAATGATGAGCTTCAAATACACCAAGACAGAACTGTTGGAGGTGTAATCTACTTAGACGATATAGCCTTTGGTACACCTCTTATTCCTGCTGTTATGAGCACAGGTAGAATGGTAAACTGGCTAGAAGTCGAGAAGATACTAGAAGCAAATCACATCTTTGAACCAACAGAAATTACTAAACTTTCTAAATCCTTAGACGATGAGTTATTATGATTACCACAACACAGCTACGGGTAAGTCAGTCATTATTCATGGACCATCTGAAAACAAGACTAGCAAACTTGCTTACAGAATCCTAACCAACCCTAGCCTAAAAGCTAGAGGAGAAGATGAGATTACCTTAAGCTCTAAGAAAGCCACACTTGAACTAGGTACTCGTAAAGTACTAGTCATTGTGTACATGGACAATATTCCTTCACGCACCATTAAACGGTATAGAACTGAAACGTATGCAAACAAGTAATTGGATTCCTACCTTAATAGGAAAGTATCAACAGGCGCTAGCTGTCTTAGACGCTAAGCCTTTCTCTCGTGATGAGGCGATAGGTTACTTAAAGACTTTGAACCTTGAGAACGGTGTATGCAAATACATAGAAGCTGAGAAACTTGTACACATAGAGAAAGTAGACTGTATTACACCTGAAGGAAGTAACAAAGCTTCTCTAGTTTACATGCAGCTTCAAGAGTACATGCAGAAGCACTGTAATAAGACATACTTCACAGTCTTACCAAGTCTATGTTACACACCTGAGCAGATTAAAACTTCAATTAAAACCCGACTTCAGCATCTACACAGAATGGCTGAGGTTTACAAACAAGCTTAAACAAAATGAAAGTATATTTCTACGAACTAAGAAATGGTCTGACAGTTTCTTCTACAAACCATCCTTTAGAATTCTTTGCTGCAAGACTAGACATACACCATGAGGCAGACGTATGTGTTATCCGTGATGGAGTAGTACACTCAGTGGAGAAATCCTCTCTATCCTTCAAAAGCTCAGACGTTATACTAATGTATGCAGTGGAACCTAAGGAAGTTAAAACTTCTCCAGTCGAACAGCCTTCAAGTACTAAAGTTACTTCACCTACCCCGAAAATTACAGGCTTTGTGAATGGTGACTACAGATTACCAATGGCTACAAATGGTTGGAGTCATGTAGGAGATAACCCTGGTGAAACTTTCATATTTGGGCATCATAAAGGAAGAAAATTTACAGAGAAGCAGTTCTTAGTAAGTTCTTCAACTGATGTAGCTTATTACTGTGGTATTAAACTACTTAATAATGTTTACAGAAAGATGCATGACCTTCAAACATTAAGTGCACCAGAAGAAAGAGAGATTAAAGACTCTTTAGAGAACGCAAGAATCCCAATAAAACTATCCCCTGAGTTTAAAACAGGAGCATTTAAATGTTTTTAGTCGTCGTTGGTTAAAAGCTACTAATCAGTCTAGGCAGACAGATTGGAGAGAGAAAGGACTCAGGCAGTTCGACTCTGCCACTCTCACTCCTATTCAATGGACATATACGGAGTATAACCATGCTACGTAATAAGACCTAACTTTCCTTGTCATGGGAGAGTTAGGCACTTTTATTATCTTTACACTTTAAAACACAAACAGAAAACATGAAAAAGTTTTTCTCAATGGTCATGCTATTCCTAATAGCAACAGTAGGCATGAGCTCATGCTACAAATCTTCGAGTACTATTGGAACAGGGAGTTCCTCTGGTCAGTTGTCACCACAGAATGGTTTCAAGATGACAATCACTTGCCCAACTGATTCTCAGTTCCCAATCTCAGGTACTTGTACTGTTTACGTAGTTTCACCAGGGCACACAGACTGTTTTACAGCTGAACGTAGTCCCTTAAACTCAAACGATACAACGAATGAGTACTCAACTACAATAGACATTCCTAGTACTGCTCAAAGCATTAGGATTGAATACACTACACCTAACATTACTAAAACTAAGACCTTCTATTCTACATTTGATTTGAGTAGAGTAAGGTTAATCTAAGTGTACTCCGAGGGCCAGGAGTATAACGTACCGTGAGTAAAAATACCTAGTACCCACTGGGGAACGTGTGTTAGTAGCAAGGCGGTTGGCACCATTCCCGAAAGGCGAGTTACTTGAGTGCTTTGTACGACATATAGTCTTTAAGACCGTAGGTGCAAGGAGGGAGAGTAAAGCTGTTCAATTCAGCAACGGGAGCAAAGATCTGTCATAGGGTCGACCAGCAATTAGAGTATCGGAGGGTACTTGAAGTTGCTGGTTATTTTATCACTAAAAAAAAACAAAAGAATAGCATGAAAAAAGCAATTGTAAAACAACTAAGAGCACACGCTCTTACTCTTCCTAAGCTTAGCTCTATGGAAAAACGTTCTTGTTTAGGGCAAGAATTACTTGATTTGGGTATCAAGTTTGAAGGAGATGAAAAGACTCCAATATACCCAGACAAAAGATACGTAGGAAAACTTCCTACACCTATAAACCATGAGAACCAGCTTAAGAAAGCTTACAAAACTCACGGATTACAGGCTATACCCATGTACACACAATGGTGTGTGAACCAGTACAATGCTGGAGTTGACGCCATGAACAAAGCAATTACAGAGAAGAAAGAACCTATTAGCGAACCTGAACTTAAACTAGAACATGAAACAGAATAAAGTAGGTGAATATAGACCTTACTGGTTATACCTCTTCTTAATGTGGTGCTTAGGCCTACATTGGAGAGAAGAAGCAATTGCTTATTACATGTACAGAGGTTGTGCTCTTGGCTATGCTGAATACAGAGCAGACGACTTATTACCTGAAGACTTTGCTGACATTCTTGAAGCAATGCCTACAGAAGAATGGATAGCTTATATTAAATCTGATCACTACAAAAACGTACAATTATGGTACTAGATACACTTTACAAAAGAGCCAAGACTGGAAAGATTCAATCTTGGCAAATCTCAGTTGAGATGGACGGTCATTATGCTACAATTGTGAAACAAGCTGGGCAATTAGGCGGTAAACTTACTGAACACAAAGAAAGAATTACTGAAGGGAAAAACATTGGCAAGTCTAATGAAACTCATCCTCAGCAACAAGCTCTTAGTCAGGCACAGTCTGACTGGAATAAGAAACGTGATGAAGGGTACCGTACATTAGACTCATTGGAACTTGAAGCAAAACAAAAAGGAATATTATGACTTGGAAATCAATAGAAAACTACGAAGGTTTATATGAAATAGCTGATACTGGAGTTATTAGAAGTCTTACTAATGGTAATAGAAAAGGAAAAGTTTTAAAACCGGCATTAGGGACTACAGGTTATTTTTATGTAAATCTTTCCAAGCAAGGAAAAGTTAAACTTCATAAAATACACAGAGTAGTGGCTAAGCATTTTCTTCCTTTAAATTCTTCTAAACTTTATGTAAATCATAAAGACGGTAACAAGCTTAACAATGACGTGATAAATTTAGAATGGTGTACCTCTTTAGAAAACAACAGACATGCACGAAATGTTGGGTTATCTGTAGATGTTAAAGGAGAAAAGCATGGAAACTCTAAATTTAAAGACTCAGACATTTTAGAGATGAGAAAACTATGTCCTTCCAACCCAACAGAACAAGATTTTAAAACTTTGGCTATACAGTTTGGTACTTCTCCCCAAAATATGAGGTCTATTATATTTAAAAAAACATGGAAACATATTTAAAAAAAACAACAAAAGAAAAAGTGATGTTCCTTTTCGATGCCTTGAACATACAAGAAAATTTAGACGCTTCAGGCAATCAAAAGCCTATGTTAGCTACAGACTGGAAAAAGATTAAAAAGATCGAATACCCAGTTTACGTTCAACCTAAATTAGACGGAGTGAGATGTCTTATGATTGTCTCATGTACTAACCAAATGGGTGTAACTTCCTCTGTTCAGTACCTTTCAAGAAGTGGCAAGTCTTATGGTACTTTAAACCACATTACGGCTAGTTGTGATTTTCCAGAAGGTGATTACATCTTAGACGGAGAATTATACTCAGACAAACTTTCATTTCAGAGAATAGTTGCTGCTACTAAAAAGCAAACAGCTGATAGTCTTTTACTTCAATTCAGATGCTACGATGTAGTAAGTACTAAAACACAGGCTGAACGTATTTCAGAGTACCAACAACTGGTTAAAGATTTAAACTCTCCTTTTGTTACTGCTGTAGAAACTCATTTAGTTACTTCCCAAGATATGGTTCAATCCCTACATGACAAATGGGTTCAAGAAGGGTACGAAGGAGCAATGATAAGAGTACCAAATGGCAGATACATAGGAGCAAGAAGTAGAGAATTACTCAAAGTCAAAGAGTTTGATGAAACTGAATACTATTTTCAAAAGTTTGAAAAAGGACAAAGAGATGAAGACCTTATTGCTGTTTGTAAAACCTCAATCTTTGAAGATGCTAAAGAGTTCAGAGCCAAAATGATTGGAACAGTTGAGGAAAAGGAAGTTCTTTTTACTTCTAATAAACAGAAAGATTCTTTAATTACGATTAAACATTTTGGAAAAACCGAAGACGGTCTTCCTAGATTCCCAATCGGTAAAGCTTTTAGAGATGAGTAAAATTATTATATCTTACAAAGACTTGGAACACGAGGCTAAACCTTTTCCTCTGGACTTAGAAAACCCAGAGAAAGGAGGTAAAAGTGTCAAGGGAAATGACGAACACAAAATCCTCTTGTACATAGTAAATGAGCTGAAACCTGATTACCCCTTTACGTACACACTTCCTCAGATGCTACCTAAAGTAGGATTAGCTTCTGATGCTTATGGTAAGTATGGAAGAGAAACTTCATTCACCATTCATTTAGTACTAGAAGGACAGTGTCCTCATTGTTCACAGTAAAAAGTTTAGACATGAGTAAAAATTAGTAAACCTGACCTACAAGACGGAGAAACTCTCCAAGACTACGTGGACTTTCTTAACGGGGAAATCCCAGAGAGAAAAGGTACACCTAGTGAGGAAGAGGTCTTTTGTTACTACTGTGAGGAGCCTTTAACCCAAGAGGATATTAGTGTTCTTATGTATAGTACTAAAGAGGAACTTCTTAGGGCAGTAGCTAGACAGTTTCATTACTGTATAGACTGTGCAGGAAGGGCTCAACGTAGTATCTGTGGGTAATTAAAGCAGGGACTAGCTTATAGTCTACTTAAATTATGACTTACGAAGAACTAGAGATAGGAGACGAGGTTATGTGTGATGGGAAGAACGCAATTGTCAGAGGATTTCATGAGGGCAAAGAACAGTGTGTAATTGAAGAGACAGATATTAGCAATACTGGTGGACTATGGCATTTAGGAAATTGTCGAGATTACTGGCACACTAAACAAGGTCAAAATATATTTTCATTTGCTAGAAAGAAAAACTGGGAGCATTACTATTTTGCTACCATTAGTAGGCTCACAAAAGTTGAAAAACCTAAAACATTAGAGGAAAGACCAAAATTAGGCACAGTTGTAAACTGTTTTTCAGACGGGATTTTAGTCAGAGGAATTATTGTGGGATATAGCATCATCGACGGAAAAAGTTACTATTTCACAATGAAAGTTACTCATGCGTCAAGAATGCCTACTAAAACAACTTCAGTCTCTTATAATCGTAACGAGAAAGGGCTATTGAGAAATTCAGAGGAAATGAGTTTACAAAGACTTGGTATCCTTATGGACTTTAGACTGAATGAGATTGTTCAAAACTCAGCTGTACTTCCTACAATTGAAGAACTTCAATCTAAGTGTGTACCAGTACCTTCTCAAAGCCCAAATCAGGGGCTACTAATAGACTTTAAAGACGACGAAAAATACTTTAAAGGTATTATGGCCCAAATAGAAGACCAACGAGTGGGTAGAACTGATAGAACTCAAGCAGAGAAATTACTACAATACGCAACAGCTTACGGAATGAAAGGTCTACATCCAAGGATAATGAGTGAAGAAGATACTAAAACTTGGGCAGCCAAGTATTTAGGTTTAATGCGTAAACCAACGTCTACTCCCCAAAAAACACAGTCGAATGAGAAAGATTTTTTTCCTGAGACTTTTAAACTTAATTTTAAACCCTCTAAAAACAGAATAAAATGAAGACAAAGTTCAATTCTTACGTGAATCAATTCAAAGCCTTATTAACAGGTGACACAGACACAGCCCAAGCTGAAAAGACTTGGCAACAGTCAATAACAACTTTAAAAGCTCACGTCTCTACGTTAAAGAGTGAAACTCCTGACTTTGAATCAGTTGTAGAAGAAGCGAAAGAAGCTAAACGCCTTGCTGTTCTAAACAATGGCAAGCTTATCGTGGGTAAAGAAGGAAGAGTGGAGTACATTAGAAACTTGAGAAATGCTGAGCAAACTCTTAGAGCAGCTCAAGATGAGTTAGATGTACACACAGAATCTTTGAAATTCTATGAGGATACATTAGTATCTCTTTTAGATGATGAAGCTGCAGAACAATAGTTTAGTCACCGTACTAGAAGTGGAAGCCCACTCTCCAACAAATGAGTGGGTACCTTGTTACCTTGGGACCAGTGGTATCAAAAACAAACAGCGCATAGAAATATAGGCGCTGATTTCCTGTCTTCTTCCAACGGTAGGAACCCTGGTAGGCATGCCGGGGGAATGTGAGTTCGAATCTCATGGACTAGGGCATTAACCGTGGGGTTATATAGGTTATACTTAAATGCTATTTGCACACGTACAAAAGTGAATCAAGGTAGAAAGTACGAATTAAGCCTACGATAAAGGAATACGGAAAAAAAAGAGATAGCAACTCTGTCCTTTCTGGTAATGAGGGGTAAAAAAAAAACAAATAGTATGAGAGCTAGTAAGGGTTAATACTGAAAACTCTCTAATGCCTCGATGGTGGAATTGGTAGACACACTACACTTAGGATGTAGATTTTGCAGGTTCGACTCCTGTTCGAGGTACTCTATCGAGTGTAGACTGTAAACCTTGGAGGTGTCAAGGCACGGGAGTTGGAAGACTCCCTCATGGTGTGTTCGTCTAATGGTAAAGACGCTGCAGTTAATCCTTTGTGGAAACTGCGGAAATAGGGGGTCGACAGCTTTACACACCTCGGAGTCCGAATTGACGGATACCTTACTCCCAATATGGCACTCAGTCCGTTAAGCTGAGGGTTAAGGTTGACAAGCTGGAAAGACAGCTATATGCGGAGGTACGCAAGTGGTAAAGCGGCTACTTTTGAGTAGTGCACACTTTTAGTTAAGTACACAAAGGAGTGATTAGCCTTTGTAGGAAAGACAGCTTACACTAATCACGTAAGTAAGAGTTGGGAGTTCGAATCTCTCTCTCCGCACAAAGTGCTGATTCAACCACTAACAGACGTAAGGCTCTAACTACTGTTTCCCAGTAGCCAATTAGGAGAGCAAGTGGTGACGAGAACAGAGAGATGTACGACCATGGCAGACGGTATATAGTCTGCTGAAAGGCGGGGACGGCATGTGGTGAGCAAACCTGCTTGTACAACAGGTGTCTACCAGACTATTGGAAGTTCGACTCTTCCTCCTGCCACGAATTCTACTTAGATGTTCAGGAACATCCAGACAGGTGCAAAGCCTGTCATTTTCAATCTAGACAAATCTGGACACTTTATCTGGACACGCTTGTCCAGTTTATTCACTTTTAAAATGCAACAGAATGCAAGAAAAATGTAAAACAAGCTGTACTTACAGCAAAGCAGGGTTCCCTAAACAGACTATTCGTAAGTGTACGAAATGTGGACATCCTGAGGAAACTCTACAAGAATACTCTCTTAGAGTACTCAAGAAACACTTCGGGAGTTCTGCAACAGTCAGAAACCAAGAAAACGTAATCAAAGTTAACAGCCTCTTGCTTGTGGACAATGACTTGGAAGCCTTGAAAGGAATAGAAGGCATGTACAAGAACATTGAAATCAAAAGAAGTGGTAGTGGCGTAGTAATCATCTTAAACTTTTAAAGCTATGACAGAGACCCTAATCAGTTTCGAGTGTATATTTGTAGCATGGAAAAACTAACAGGAATATACAAAATTACATCCCCCTAGAGGTAAAGTTTACATAGGACAATCTATTAATATTCTAGCTAGGTGGAAGTACCATTACTTAAAACTACACTGTAAAAAGCAATTTCATTTGTTTAACTCTTAAATCTACTCAAGTACTTTAACTGTGCACCAACACCAGAGAGTTCTTGAGCTAGATTTTCTATGTTGCAGTATTCTTTCGATTCAGCAAAGTCTTCTAGTCTTTCAGCTATTCCGATGATACTGATTCCTAAAGCTCTTGGCTCTATAGGCGTGATTGTACCTATAACTAAGTTAGCAGGGTCAATCTCAGAGTACCCGATTAACTGTTCCGTAATCTTATCAATCAAGTCATTCAGAGCGTCATAAGTACGACCTAAAGCCTCATGGGCTGCGAAAGATTTGGTAAGATAGTGAGACAGTTTAGAAACTAAAAAGATTTTATGAATCTCAGTATAAGCTGTTTGCACAGTGTAACCAGTTGGAACTTTAAGTTTTAAGTCTGACATTTGCAAAAGTTTTTACAAAGATACAAAGTTCTTTGACATAATAGACTAAGTGGTACAAGGAAGTGCTTTATCTGGACCTGGAGTTTATTACTCCATACTATGGCCACAGCACTTGGTCTAATTACTGTCCGAAAGGAAGCGTGGAATAATCCTCAGTGAGTCTGAGGCAGTTGGATTCTCTCAAAGTTCAACATGGCTTGAACGAGTGTAGTCAGTAGTGCCTTAGCTATATGTACCTGAGTGGCGTCAGGAGGTCAAGGTTCGAGTCCTTGTGAGAGAACATAAGTCTGGGAGGCTTCTAATAAACCCTATAAAAAATGTCAGATAGTACAAAACAAATCGAAAATCCACGCCACGTTGTAAAGGCTTGGGAAAGAATGCCACTTAATGAAAATCGTAATAAGTTTTTCATTGAAATTGAAAATGGCGAAGATGTCAAAGGTATTGCTCCTATTGTAAAATTTACAATTCAGTCAGACCCTGTTAGCGAAGTTGGTGTAAATGGTTGTCAAGCGTTAGATATGCTCGAATATACCAAATGTTTATTCCAAAGCCTTAATGATGCTTTTCCTTGTCGTGAAAATGCACTAACAATTACAAAAATTGAAGAAGCTATTCATTGGCAAGAAGCAAGAACCAAAGACAGACTTAATCGTCAAGTCGAAGGTCAAAATAAGGCTTAAATTACTTGTAGGTTGTACCGATGTCGCAGGGTGTCGGTGCATTACCGCTAACGTTTTTGGGGCTTGGCGAAGAAGGGGAATTAATAACTAAAAGATGAAAATGAGTACACAAGTTGATTTATTTACTACTGTTGAGCCGACTTCCGTCAGCCCTGCTTTTGCAAATGCAATGTTAGGCGTAGTTTTTTTTCGGTCAGCGTACAAATAAATAAAAAATGGCAAGAAATAGAGATAACGCACCAATAGGACACACTTGTCCAAAGATTAACCAAGTAATAAGTTTTCTTGAAAAAATAGACTGGAATTTAGAAGATGAAGACGAAAAAGATTTGTCTATTGAATGTAAGGAAATGGTTGAAGTAATGGAAGAAATACGTAAAGCAAACGATACTTTAAGAACTTGGGGCAACGAAGAATACAACTCTAAAAATGAGTACGAAGAAGAAAAAGACGATTTAGAAAAAGAAGTCAAAAATTTAAAGTCTGATTTGTCCGATATGATTGACGAAATAAAATATTTAAAAGCAGAAATTGAAACTCTCGAAGAAAAATTGTCTGATATTGAGAGTGTCGCATAATACTTGAAAAATATCCCAGAATAAAAAAAAATTACTGGTTGTGCTTGTAGACTCTAACCAATTGGAAACAGTTTACATGAACCAGGTAGTTCTTTTTATTTTCTAGAGTAACCTCCGTACTCTCCAGTTGTAGTTTAACAGTAGTAATCAAAGAACAGTCTTTAGTACTACAAAACCCTCAGTAATTCCTGTCGCAAGGTTTGAGGAGAGTGCAGGAAATCCTGCCAACTGTTTTCAATAGAGAGAAGGCTTAGGCTTTCTTTCTTTTTTTTCTTTACTTTTAAAAAACTTTTAAACGATGCTAACGCTAGAACAATTTAACAAACTCCCACACGGGGAAGTATTCCGTGTAGTCGTAATGAAATCAAACGCTGCCACAATGGAGCGTGATGAAGAAGGTCAATTAGTACCAGTAGAAACTATGTTCGTCTGTAAGAAAGGTACAGCTGATGACTGGGCTATTTACTACATGCCTTTTGATAGACTTCGAATGAGTGCACTTAATAGAGAGCTTGAGGAGTTAGTGGAAAGGGTCAAAGATTATGGCAACAAGCTTACGTTACATGGTTACATCCAAGAGGTTGTGCCAGTAGACGAAGAAGTCCTAAAACTTTATAGATTATGAACAAGAGATTACCAATAGCTATGCAGACAGCTATATGTTTGTGTTGTGGAAAAGCCCACAAAGATGATACTGCAATCCTTTTAGGAACTCAGTTTAAAACTGAAGAGACTGCGGAGAGATTAGAAAAGGAAATGTATGAACCTTCTACTTACCAAGACTGTGAAGCATGTACTAAGTATAAGGAGCAAGGAGTCATTTTGGTAGGCTATGACGAAGAAAAGTCAGACCTTACAAAGATGCCTACTCATGCTTTTAGAACAGGAGAGTTTTTAGTAGTGACTGTAGAAGGCGTAAAGAAACTTCCTATTCCAGAAGAATTTATTAATCAAGCTATAAAAAAGAGGATACTGTTTATCCCTACTCAACTGGCTCAGCAATTGATTCCGAATGGCTAAGTTATATTCTACTAACTCAGAAATACAGGAAGAACTTAAAGCTAAGTTCCCTAATGTAGCTTACACTGTCTGTGCCGCCTTTGGAGTTTCTCAAGTTTTTTATGCTGATGATTCGTATAACAACAAAGTAGCTGAAAGCCGTTACTCCAAAGTAGAGAACATAGGTTCCTTTCTTGGGGTCTTTCTAACCTTAAAACGATTTGACAAATGACAATCACACTTATAGAACAGCATGAGTACGACATGCTCATGGAAACTCAAGCGAAGTTTCCTAATCTTACGTACCAGAATGAGGGCTACGATAAACCAGACAAGACCAAGTGGTCAAAAGAAGACTTAAAAGCTTTTGAATCATGTTCTGCTATACTCTCTCAAAGTATTAAAGGGTTTAGTGAATTTAATCACTTTAAGATGGGTAACAACAGAGTTAGAGTACGCTTTCAGTATGACTGGGATGCAGACAACGAAAAAGGCAGAGGCTTTATAGGAGTAGGCTATTTGTTTGTAGACGAACTTTTAAACGGATTTGAAAACAAAGAAGAAGTATGACAGTAACACTTATAACTTTTCAGCACGAAGTAAACAAAGAGAATGTTTACTGCTGGAACGGACTCTACCCTGTGGGTCTAATGGGAGGACACAAGAAACAGTCCGACTCTTGGAACTTAGATGGGGAGATTACCGAGGAAGAAACCAAAGTCTTCAAGGCATTGGAAACGAATAAAGACAGAGTCTTCAGTTTTAAAGACAGAGGAAGGTTCAACATTATTAAACGTCTAAAAATAGAAACAGATGACGAAGATTAGTGCGATGGTCGTAGCCGACTCGATAAATCAACAAGGAGACCGTATCACCACTATGATGATTACGTTCCCGAGATTTATTCTTGCAGAATTAAATACTCATAGAATGCTGAGTAAGAACTCTGCGTCGAGTAGAGCTATACCTTTTCAGACAATGGTACAAGCTGTAAAAGATAACCCTTTCATCCCTATTGCATGGCAGAAAGACCATAAAGGAATGCAGGGAGTAGAGTACATTACTGATGAAAATGAAATTAAAAATTGTATTTCTGATTGGTTAGAATGCAGAGATTGGGCACTTAACGGTGCTGAAGGTATGTCTGAACTAAATTCAGTAACTAAACAACTATGTAACAGGCTTCTTGAGCCGTTTATGTGGCATACTGTTTTGTGTACTGCCACAGAATGGGAAAATTTCTTTGCTTTAAGATGTCCCCAGTATGAGTATAGTGTAGCTAAATTCAGAAGTAAAAAAGATTTAGCTAAAACCACAGTTCATGCTGAAAATTTTACAGATTTAGATTGGTTAAAGCTCAATAAAGGTCAATCTGAAATTCACATGATGGCTTTAGCTGAAGCTATGTGGGATGCTAGAAATGAAAGTACTCCTAAAGTTTTACAGCCTGGAGAATGGCATATACCTTTTGAAGATAAGCTAGACTCCGATAAAATTCTAAAATGTATGAAATTATTACCTAAAGTAGTTATAGAAAAGGCGACTAAAGAAGTAGTACAAAAACTTATATACGAAAGGTACAATTTACTTTATATCAAAGTATCCACTGCTATGGCAGCTCGTACTTCATACACGGTTGTAGGAGACGAGAAAGAGTTTGGCTACGAAAAGCAGATTGAACTCCACGATAGAATGGCTAATCAAGTTCCTTTTCACGCCAGTCCATTTGAGCATTGTGCTAGAGCTATGACTGATGAAGAATATAATAGTTTTCAAAAAGGGAGAGCTTTTGCAACACAATTTGATGAATTTTCACAAGTTGATTATACACAACCTAAACAAAATTTAGGCTGGTGTAGAAACTACAAAGGATTTATTCAGTACCGAGAAATCTTAGAAGATGGAAGACATTAAACCAGGTACTCACAATGAACCTTTTAAACTTCTGTTAGAATCTTCTTGGCATAAAAAAGGTGACCTTGTAACCACTGGTAGTACAGCTAATGGCACAAGAGTACTATTAGAAGTTCTAAGTACGCCTAAAAGAAAGTGGTATCATCGATGGCTTCAAGTATTAACCTTTGGACTTTTCAAAGCTTCTTGGAGTTATAAAGTAAAAATCGTAGAAAAATTATGACACTAGCACAGTACAAACAAGAATGTGGGAGAACTCTAGCTCCCCTAGAAACTAGAGAACAGAACCTTCACATGGTTCTAGGCATGGTCACCGAAGTAGGGGAACTTGCTGATGTGTATAAACGTAAGTTAGCATACGGGAAAGCTGAGGACTTCACTAACGTAAAGGAAGAAATCGGAGACTTGATGTGGTACGTTGTAAACTTCTGTAACCTACATGGCTTTGATTTGGAAGACATCCTAGCGACTAACATTGCTAAACTCAAAGCTAGATTTCCTGACAAGTTCGACGCTGACAAAGCTCTCACCAGAGACTTGGAAGCTGAACGTAAAACATTGGAAAATGGCAATCCTTAGTTTTAATGGCAGAATAGGTGTTGGGAAAGACACTGCTGGAGCTATTACTCAGTACTTACTTCATTCTGAGGGAATTTGGGATGCTAAAGTCTTCCAAGAATATACTAAGAGTAAGAACAAGTCCCACTGGCAACACTACTGGGAAATCAAAAAGTTTGCTGGAAAGCTAAAACAGATTGCAACTCTTCTGACAGGTGTACCCATTGAAAAGTGGGAAGACCAAGAGTTTAAGAAAACCTACATGTCTGACGACTGGTGCTACACTAAACAAGTGATGGAATGTGACGAGAATAACCAAGATGGTTTCATGGAACTTCCATTTACTCACAGAGAATTTCTTCAGAAGTTAGGTACTGAAGCAGTTAGAGATGGTTTACATCCTAACACTTGGGTAAATGCCTTATTTGCTGACTACAAACAGAACCGTAGAAAAACAGATGACGAAGAGTACGTCACAGAATACCCTAACTGGATTATTACGGACATGAGATTCCCAAATGAGTTTGAAGCTGTTAAAAAGAGAGAAGGGATTTGTATCAAAGTAGAAAGATTTGATAAATCAGATACAAGGAAGTTCAATGAAGTACCTAACTGGAATCATCCCTCTGAAACTGCCTTAGACTCCTTCACCTTTGACTACGTAATAAACAATTCAGGTACGATCGAAGACCTTGTAGTAGAGGTTCAGAAGATGCTGAAATACTTTAAACTTATTCCATGAACAATGAAACAGTAGAAACGCCTAGCATAGCGTTTACAGAAAACAAGTACAAGAAGTTTAAGAAAACGTTTGAGACAGCAGAGAAAGCTGGAGAAACTCAATTCACTTTTGAAGACAAGCCTGTTCTTGTCACTTATGCTAAATACATGGTTGAGTACCTATCCTTCTATTACGAATAAACTTTTAAAACCCATATAAAATGGCAACAGCAAAATCAGCCCCTAAGAAGGCTACAGCACCAAGAAGAAAGCCAGCGCCGAAAGCTGAGCAAGTTCCTACACCAGTAGAGGAGAAAGTTCAAACAGAGCCTACTCCAGTGAAAGAAATCAAACCTGAAGGATTACCACCAGCTCTAAAAGCTCTTTTTGAACAAATGAATGAAAGGGCTTACCAAGAATCTCCAGAAGGTAAAGTAGAACACATTCTACAAGTACTTAAAGGAAGTTCTATGACTGAAGCTCGTCATATCATGGAGGATGTTTCAACAGCTCTTACTCGTAAGGCTGAGGACAAGCAACGTAAAGCTGAGCGAAAGCTTAACGAGATGAGAAAAGACTCAGGACGTTATTAATGAAAACTGGTATTTATGTTTACAGAGGTGTAATAGCTTCTGTAAACATTTTAAGTCTTATTTTCGGGGAAGAAAACAAAGTAAATTTTAAAAACCCAACAGCAGAAGAAATTCTCCTGTACAATAAATGTAGGTAACATGATTAAAGGTATCATCATTAAAGAACACGGTCTACAGCTTATCTTAGTTGGGACTGATGAAATAGACGAGGCCGTCTTAAAACAGCTAAACGGTGCTACTTGCACACTAATCACAGAGAATGTTAGGGTACACGATAAAGTGATCTCTGGCGGATTGTTAATCAACAAAAGTAAATTAGAAGATGTTAAAATCGTGGGAGAGCAAGTTGAACCAAGCATGGAAGGAGCTACAGAAAACCCAAGTGGCCCAGAATCTAAAGAATAGCATTTGTATCCCTGCACAGAAGGATATGTTCAGAGTGTACAATCTACCTTTGGAACAGGTCAAAGTAGTTATTGTAGGAGAAGAACCTTCTACAATGTACTCTAATGGCTTTGCTTTCAGTGCTACGAGAATGAATGAAATGGTAAGGCCTATTTTTACATCTATGCTAAAGTCAGGACTGTCTCCAGTACTTAGAACAGACCCTAATCTAAAAGACTGGGCTAGCCAAGGAGTTTTCCTCCTCAACTTAAGATTATCTTCTGAGTACTATAAACCGTTAGCTCATGTCAACCAAGGTTGGGAAGAGTTCACAGGTGCTACACTGACTTTAATTGCTAAGTCAAAACAACCAGTAGTTTTCTTAGCCTGGGGGAATGCTGCTTTACAAGCAATGTTTCAGTACGTTATTCCTTATGCTGATTTGGACACAAAACTAATTTTAGAAGATTGCCATCCGTTAGAGGAAGTTTATGGAAAATGTAAATTCTCCACAAACAATCACTTGAAACTGGCTAATGACTTTCTTAAACTTCATAAACAAACTCCAATTATATGGCACAAGTAGAAAACATTTACTTCACTGATGATGGTACTTTGGTATTCCTAGAGTCAAACCTTTTAGTGGATGGCCTAAAACTACCTTCAGTAAAACTAGTGCTTGATTATGGTACTTCAAGAACTGAGGCAAGAGAAGCAGTTAAGAAGTTTGGTATCAAGTCAATAGTACTTCATGAGGAGACTAAAATGTCTGAGACATTGTTAGACGACAACATACCTCATATTGATGACTTTGGTCTAAACGTCTACATTGAAAGTGAAATAGTAGAAGGAAATGACCAATTGATTGACACTAGATTTGAAATTCCTAAACCTCCTGCAAATGATTAAAGTACTTAGTAACCAGCAAATAGAAGGTGTACATTACACTACATGGGATGAGTTCTCCCGTTGGTTTGTGGCTCAGAAAGAGTACCAGTTTGATATTGAGACTACCATTCATGACGACTGGTGTGAGAAAGAAGTGGTGACTTTACAGTTTGGAAACATGGGAGGAACACTAGCATTTGTACTTGAGTACTCAATACTTGATGACAACCAGTTAGCTGTAATCAAACAGTCTTTAGAAAGTTGGGAAGTACTAAAAGTCATTCATAGAGCATCTTTTGAGTACATTGTAATGGCTTTCCACGGTGTAGAAATACACAATGTCTACTGTACTTTAGTGGCTGAGAAGATTCTAAAAGGCGGAGTAGAGAATGAAGATTATTCTTTACTTGACTTAGTTCAGAAGTACTGTGGTATTCAACTTGACAAGTCCTTACAAACTTCATTTGGAGACTTCATACTAACTGCTGAAAAAGTAGAGTATGCTGCCAATGATGTCATCTATTTAGGCTCTATCAAAGAACAACAAGAAGAGGAAATCAAGAAGTGGGGTTTAGAGAATGTTGTTTGGTTAGAAATGAGAAGTCTACTGGCTTTCAGTGAGTGTACCTTTCATGGAGTACTCTTAAACAAGGAGAAGTGGACTGAAAATGTTGCACTAGCTCAACCGATTGTGGATGAAGCTAAAATAGCTTTGGACAAATGGTTGCTTGAAGACTTAAAACTTCAAGCTAAGGCTATTGAACTAGGTCGAATTGTTACAGAGGATACACTAAGAATCAACTGGAGTTCTCCTAAACAGAAAGCAGGCTTACTTCAATTAGCCTTTCCTGGTTTACCTGGAGCATCCAAACCAATGTTGACAGCTTTCATGCGAAACACTAAGTGGGAAGACATGGACTTGTTAGCAACTTTTATCAGTGTTCAAGAAGGTAACTTCAAACCTGCTGAAGAACTACTTCTTAAGTACCATAAAAACTACTTGATTCAAGAAAAATTCTATGTACTGAAAGGTACTATTGAAATTAACTGGAATAGTAGAGACCAGACACTTCCTATATTTCAGGCAGTAGAGCCAAGGCTTAAAGACTTGTCAGCTGAGAGTGTTTCTAAATGTACACATGGTGTGTTTGAAGCGTACTCAGAGTACGTGGATACACTTAAACTTACTACTTCTTTTGGACTTCCATTTATTGACAAGTACGTAGAATCTGATGGGAAAGTTAGAACACAGTACAACCCTATTGTGAGTACTGGTAGAAGTAGCTCAGCATCTCCAAATATGCAAAACATTCCTGCCAAAGAAAAGGTTGGTACTCGATACAGAAATGCTTTTGAGTACACGCCAGGTTGGAAGTTTGTTGATTCTGATTTCTCAGGTCAAGAGCTTGCACTGATTGCTCATGCTGCACAGGATGAAGTATGGTTCACAGCTATTCAAAATGGACAGGACTTACACTCTGTAACTGCTGAGATGGTATTCAAAGACAAGTGGAAGAATGCTACTAGTCCTGGATGTACTTACTATAATGCTTCTTATGTAAAAGGAGATGACGTCTTGACTGTTGAAGCTTACAAAGCTGCAGGAGAACCAGAAGGATTTACTTATTTTACAGGAAAACAAAAGTGTAAGTGTAAAGGACACAAAACACTCAGATCAGGTGTGAAGACCATTAACTTTGGCTTAGCCTATGGGATGTCTAAGTTCAAACTATCAGCAACTTTAAAAATTTCTTTGAAGGAGGCTGAGAAACTGATTGAAGACTATTTCAAAGCCTTTCCTAAGATTAAACTGAAACTAGATGCTTTCGGGTACTTTGGATTAGTGAATGGGTACATTCAAACACTTCCTCCCTTTGGTAGGAAACGCTGGTTCCCATATTGGGAGTACTCAAAGAAGTTCTTAGCCAATCACAGAGCTGGGCAGTATAATGCTGATTTAGGAAGTATTGAAAGAGCAAGCAAGAATATGCCTTACAGAATTGAAGGGGCATATAAAATCGGGTGAATTCAGGGAACGCTAAAGTTTGAAAGACAACTATGCCAATCCTGAGCCAAGCCTCACAGGGTTAAAAGTTGTGGGGAAGGTGCAACGACTACAAAGATGAGTCCCAACAATAATTCTTTGCAAGAGCGCCCGAACTTTCAGTATAATGTCGTATCTTTATTACTTAAAAAGTAGATATGACTTGTAAAAATTGTGGACCAAAACCAGATGTTGAGTTTTACATTACAAATGAAAAACAGTCTGGAAGTTATTGTAAAAGTTGTGTGAGTTCTAGAAACAAAACACTATACAAAGAAGTAAATAAAGACAGAGTTAAAACTTGGCGACTGGAACATCCAGAAGAGTACAAAGCTCAAGTAAAAAGATGTAAGAAAAAGCAAAAGGAAAGAATGTTGAAAGATGAAGACTACGGTAAAGAAGTTAGACTAAAAAAGCTAATGCTGAACCGTAAGAATTTTACAGGTACACTTGTGACTAGAGCTAGATTAAGAGCTGCTAAACTAGGTATACCTTTCGATTTAAGTAAAGAAGACATCACAATACCAGATGTTTGTCCTTTGCTTGAAGTTCCACTTACTTTTGGTACTAAAGAAAACTACTTATTTACACCTTCTTTAGATAGAATAGAGCCTTCAAAAGGCTATGTCAAATCTAACGTCAGAGTTATAAGTATGTTAGCTAATACCATGAAAAGTAATGCTACAAAAGACCAATTACTCACTTTTACAAAAAACATTGGTACATATATGAAAGTATGATATAGTCTGAACGTCATAGGAAACTATGAGAGGTGTAGAATAAAGAGTCTACACGATAACAAATTGTTTCAAGGTTCTGGTGGCGACATGATAAAACTAGCTATGTGGTTGACTTACAAGTTTGTTAGAGACAACAATCTACAAGACAGAATTCACATTCTTTTGAATGTACATGACCAGTTAACAACTGCTTGTGTTGCTGAACTAGCCCCTTGGTGGAAAGTTGAGTTTGACAAACTCATGGTACAAGCTGGTAAAGTAATCGTAACGTCAGGCATTTTAAAAGCAGACACAAACATTTCAGATGTATGGACGAAGTAACACCAAACATTTACGTAGGAGTTTATCTAAGAACTCAGTCTCCTTTAAAGGACTTAGTACAACTTAATAAACTTAACAAACTCAAGGGTATTATTCTAGAAGCAGGAAACACACTTCACCCAATGACTTGGGAAGATTTGTGTGGAAAATTCAAGAAAAAAGAACTTGTTTTAATGCGACAGTTATTCTGTTACTTTTGTAAAGAGTGGAGCATATTGCCTACTCTAACATCTATAGGTAATGAGATTAACAGAGACCACACAACTGTCATGTACTCTATCCAACAAATTAGAGATCTTGTAGACTCTAAGGATGAGCTGACACTTACTTTATATAATTACATTTTAAACCCAAAAAACATATAGCATGAGCTTATTTACAGACGAGAAGTCTCTAACTCCAGCCGTTATTAAGGAAGGAAAGTTCCAACTTATTAACACCCTCTTTATTTTAGCTGCTTTAGAAGTATCCATGAGAAATTTAGGAACTACATCTAACGTGTTCAGCCCAGAGGTAAAACAAGACAGTAAAGTACTAAGCGACAGTTTAGCTAACTTTTCAGAGAAGATGCTTTCGCAATTGCCTCAGCAGACACAAGACTGGTTTGTCCGTCAAGTAGATAATGACAAGTTTCAGACATTGGAACCACTCATACAACTTTTAGCTTCCATTAAAGGGGAAGGTGCTGAAAGAATCTTTGGAGAATCGATTAACTTACTAAAACGATTAGTAAGTCATTCCACTAGAGGAAATCTTATCAGCCCTTTAAAGTACAAGTTAGTCTTTGACTTTTTACAAAAAGAAGTAGATGCTGACATTACTAAAGGTGAGCCAGCCTTAAGTGTAAACCGTGACAAAACTGGATTAAGGCTTAACCTAAACTCTACAGAAGGTACGGTGGATTGTTATGCTAATTCTAAAATTGTAGAAATCGCATCATGAACTTAAGTACTACACAACAGCAAATCTTCACTGCTTTATCAACTTTCATACTAGAACCAACTTCCAAACACTATGTTATCTTAGAGGGGTATGCAGGTACTGGGAAGAGTTATCTAATAACTGCTTTGGTAGATTTCTTTTTGAAAGAACACGCAAGTATTGAATTTGGTATTACTGCGCCAACACATAAAGCAGTAAAAGTACTTCAGCGAAACAGTATTAACGCAAACAAACTTTACTATGGTACTATTCATTCTTTTCTAGGTCTTAGACAGAAAGTAAGTGACCATGGTGTAGTTACTTATGAACCTGAGAAGAGTCAAAGTAACTGTAAAGTGGACGCTGTGGATGTGCTATTAGTAGATGAAGTGTCTATGTTAGACACAGCACTGTTCAAACATATTCTAGCGTACAAGGAAAAGAGAGACAAGAATGTTGGTAAAACAATCTCTTGTTATGGTAGAAATGGTCAAGTACGTTCTAAGAAAGTTACTCCTATTAGAATCATCTTCATTGGAGACCCACTTCAAATTCCTCCTGTTGGAAAAGCTAAGTCCTTTGTATTTGACCCAGCGTCTAGAAAAGAATACGACTTTGACGTGTACACACTAAGGGACCCAATGCGACAAGCTAAAGAGAATCCTATCTTAGGGTTTGCTACTTACTTGAGAAGTAACATTGCTTCTGCAGCTGTACCATTTACAGAGTTTCTAGGTACTTCTACAGATGGTCAAACTGGAATAGACTTAATTAATTTAGACCAGTTCAAACAAGAGGTTTTACCTATGTTTGGTAAACCATTTGATGATGACCAAGACTACGTGAAAGTGGTTACTTGGAGAAACGATACTGCTAAACAGTACAATGACATCATTAGGTCTTACAGACTTGGTATAACTTCACCTGCTAAGATTGTACCTGGAGATTTCCTTGTAGCTGATAAACCAATTGTAGACATGACTGAACAACTAAGACCTACTATTTATAGAACGTCAGAAGAGTTCAAAGTACTCACAGCTGAGGTTGTGGATTACAAAGTAAACTGGTTAGTTTTCAAATCTTCTGCTGAACTAGCGGACGAGTTAGATGACCCATTTGCAGAGTACTCTGTACTTCGTTCTCACGTTTTCAAAGTCTACAAATGCCTTTGTAAGGCGGAAGAAGATTTACTAAACCGTACTATCTATATAATTCATGAAGATAGTGAACAGTACTACAATCAAGTGGTAGCAGCTTTAGAAGTAACAGCTAAGAAGGCTCACATAAAGAATAAGGCGTGGGTATCATACTATCAATTTCAAGATTGGTTCGCAAATGTGAAACACAATTATGCAATCACTGCTCACAAATCACAAGGAAGTACTTATACAAATTGCGTTACTGCTTATACAGACATTGAGGTAAACCCAAATGTTGTAGAACGTAACAAGATTAAGTATGTAGCCGTGACGAGGGCAAAAAACAAACTGTTTTTAATATGACAACATTAGTAGTAAAAGACAAAGAGTTAAATGAGCTTCTTGACTCTATTCCTGAAACTCAGAAAGGTACAAAAGTCAGAAAATTAATTTCTGAAGCGATAGAAAAAGCTTACAAAGCTGGTATGGTAGAGTTCAACGCTTTTGACCATACTTGTTTTGAAGGTGTCACTGCTTGGAGTTCAGTACCAGATCATTTTAATGAACCTATTACATTGAACTTAATTACTACATACCTTAAAGAGAATGGCCATGTTGACTAAAGAACAAGCTCTTGAAAACAAAGCAAGAGTTCAGAAAGAAGCTGAGGAATCAGTGTTCTCTGCTGGTAGTAGAAGTACCTTAGAACTGGCAACTGGTGTTGGAAAGACTAAGATTGGGTTAAGTGTACTAGACAGGTTAAGAGCTATGTTTTTAGAACTTGACCAGACAGTTATGCAGACTTTAATCGTAGTACCAACTGAAGAAATGAGAGATATTGATTGGCCTGAAGAGGCTAAGAAATGGAACATTTCATTAGAAGGTGTGAAGATTATCTGTTACGCAGCACTTGCGAAAGAAGTACTTGGTAAGTATCATTTCATTCTGTATGATGAGTACCATAAGACTACTATAGGAAATTTGAACAAACTAGAAGTGTACCTGACCAACCCTAGAGTATATGCTTTAGGGTTGACAGCTACACTGCCTAAGGAAGTTTATGAAGGAGATAGCATGGAAAGAGTTCAGTTAATGAGAGCTTTACTTCCTACTTCTTATAAACTAACAACAGACCAAGCAGTAGACTTAGGGCTAATCTCAGACTTCCAAATCACTGTTCTTAAGTACTACTTAGATTCGGTGAATGTCAACATTCCTGGAGGGACTAAGAAAAATCCTTTTAAGCAAACGGAGAAAGCTCGATATGATTTCTTGACTAAGAACTTACAACGAGCAACAGTCATGTCACAGGCTAATACATCTAAACTTCCAATGAAGTTCGCTGCAATCAGTGCTAGAGTTCAGTTCTTGTCATCCTTACCTTCTAAACTCAGAGTAGTTTTAGAAGTACTTAAAAGATTACATGTCCCTGGTACTCGAACACTTGTATTTGCTGGTTCGATTGAGCAGGCGAATAGAATTGGAGGAAAAGCTGTGTATCATTCTGCAAGTACTAGAGAAGGTCTTGACAACTTTCAAAACGAAACAAGTGACCTTTTGGTTGCTGTTAAAGCTTTGAACGAAGGAAAGAACCTTACCAAACCTGATTTAGGTATCATTGCACAGATTGATTCTGTGGACAGAAACTTAGTCCAGCGAATTGGAAGATTAGTACGGATTAGGTACGAGAAAATGGATCACGTAGCTCAAATTGTTATCATAGTGACTCTCAACACTGCTGAGGAAAAGTGGTTTAACACTGCCATTATGGACTTTGAAACCAGTAGAATTAAGCAGTACATAGTTCCTATACAACCTTTAAACACGCAAGAAAATGGAGTTTCATGAAATCATGAGCTGGTTAGTTAAAGAACAGTTTATCACTTTTCACAAAGGGAAACCAATCTTTACACCTAAAGCTCATAAACAATTAAAAGTGACTACAGTTCCATTTAGAACAGATGTACCTCCTCCCCCACCGCCTGAAGTTACTTCAGTAGTTCTAGCAAAAACTAGTACTGCAGGTGACTGGGTTAGAGGGTATCAAAACTTTATACTTGAGTGTAGTGTTCCTGACAGATGTTTCGGTCCATCAGGAGACCCTTATGCAGTGAACAAGTACTCTGAGGAAGGGATGAAAGCTTTCAAGAAAGCAATCTCAGATGGTTTTCAGTATGACATTCTAAAATTGGCTGTAACTTTGTACTACAAAAACACAGTCAGAATGAAGAAGGCTATTGGAAACTACATGAGTAGTGGAGAATGGCGAACTGACTACGACAGATTACTTTTAGAAGCTTCTAATGGTACTATTAAGCAACACTTAAACAACGAAACGAACAATGTCAAGAAATCACGCAATTCCTTTGGTAGAATTAAACTCGACAACCTCCCCCAGCTGGGAAACGTGGGAGTCGTTACCAAAGAACCACTTCATATCCCAAGTCCACCAGGGCCTCCTGGGTGTTAACTCAGGCTTGTTAACAGGATTACCTGAGGTTGATGCAGTTACAAACGGTATTCAAAAGGCTACGTATTACTTGGTAGGAGCAGATTCTAACATTGGTAAAACAACGTTCACTGACTTTTACTTTGTACTATGTGGATGGTTAAGCGCTAAGAAAGAAAACAGACCTTTCAAAGTTTTCTATTATTCTTTGGAGGTTTCAAGGACTAAGAAGATTGCTAAGTGGGTTTCATTCTATATTAAGCTTAAACACAATGTGGAACTTCCAATGGACTTAATGCTTGGTAAAATCCCTAGTCTTAAAATGACTGAGGAACAACTGGCTCTAGTGAAAGAAGGCTACAATTTTGTGTACACTATGCTGGCTGACATTGCCATCATTGACAAGAGTACTCACCCAACAGCTATCTTTAACACTATGGTAGATTACTATAGTGGTTATGGTACTGTGGAAAGGGCTCCAGTCACTGAAGCCGACAAGAAAAAGAACAGGAAAGGTAAAGTTACTGGCTTTACACCAACATCTGAAGTACCAATTACACTTCTTGTAATAGACCATTTGGCTTTGCTAGATGAAGAATCGGGTCTAACCTTAAAAGGTACTATAGACAGGATGAGTAAGGAAGCAGTGGTGTTGAGAAACATTTTCGAAACCTCTCCAGTGTTCATCCAACAGTTTAGTACTGATTTGTTGAGTACTAAGAGAGAATCTGTAGCCAGGAGAGGGAACAAAGATGCAGAAGGTTTAATCACACCAACTAGACTAGATTTCGGTGACAGTAAGTACACTTACAGAGATGCTGATTTAGTGTTTGGTCTGGTAAAACCTTACCAATTTGATGTAACAGAGTACAAGATGATTAACACAGATTCTGTTCTTAATAGAGGTTTAGGAGATTTCTTTCTACTAAACTACTTGATTAAAAACAGAGACGGTGCAGTTGGTATAGACTTTCCTCTTTTCATGAACCCAATTGGTAATGTCTTCTATGACTTCCCAGTAGAGGTAGGAAGTGAGTATGAATGGTATGAAGAAGCCGCAAGGTTATCTGTAATTTACGAACAATTAAAACAAGCAAAGACAAATGGCTAACGTAGTAATGGTCGTAGGCGAAAGTGGTACTGGAAAAAGTACTTCACTGAGTAACTTAGACCCAAAAGAAACATACATTATAAACTGTGCAGGCAAACCACTTCCTTTTAAAGGTTCAAGTGCTGCTTACTCAGTGGCAAACAAGAATAAGTACGAGAGTGTAGACTCCGCTACTATTATTGGAATTCTTGACCAGATTGACAAGGCCCCTCACATCAAGAACGTTATCATTGATGACGCAAACTTTGTAATGACGGACATGTACTTTGAAAAAGTACAAGAAACTGGTTACGGGAAGTTTACTCAAATTGCTAAAGCATTTCAGTCAATCCTGGCGAAGGCTAAAGTAATGAGAAACGACCTAAATGTAGCAATCATGATGCACGAAGAGAATGAAGTCTCTAACAGTATCGTCATTGCTAAGAAAATTAAGACCGTTGGTAAAATGGTAGCGTAATCTGCCTGTATCTATTTAATTGCTGGGATACCCTAAAGACTTGTAAACTACAACATAACTTGAAAAAGTAAGTGTGAATGTCAAAAATTACAAGTATATTTGAATGGGCAATCAGCAGCCAAGACTCTAGACAGAGTAAGGTTCACAGACTATCCCCTTGACGGGGAGTACATTAAAACTAGTCATTTTATATGGAAAAAGTAGACATTAAAATAGGAAACATTTACGCATTGTTAGACCCTGTTACTTACGAAATTAGGTATGTTGGGCAAACTGTACAATCTTTAAAAAGAAGATTACAGGAGCATTGTAGAGATTCTAGAAAGTACACACATTACACAGCTTGTTGGATTAAAGGATTAAAAGCACAAGGGTTAACTCCTTTGATTGCTTTACTTGAGTCTACTGCAACAACTAACTTAAATACGCTTGAAATCTTTTGGATTAAAGAACTTAGAAAGACTTGCAAACTTACAAATTTAACTGATGGAGGATTTGGTAACAATGGTCAAGTAAGATCAGCAGAAACAAATCTAAAGGTAAGTAAAACTTTGAGAGAAGGTATCGCAAGTGGTAAAATTTCTTACGTTGAAAGAAGTAAATTAATCTCTCAAAGTAAGAAAGGCTCAGTACTTTCTTTAAGTACTAGAGAAAAGTTAAGGCAGTGTAATTTAGGAAAGAAACAATCACCAGAAGTTATTTTAGCCAGAACTAAAAATCAAGGTAGAAAAATTATCGTGAATGGTGAACAGTTTAAATCTATACGAGAAGCATCTGGAAAGTTACAAGTAACTGAAAACAAACTTTGGAGAGCCTGTAATGGTTACAAAGTCAGAAACTTTAACTTACCGTGTTCTTATTTTAATGAAGATATAGTCGAATCCTCCAAGAAACTGGAGGGTGTAAATAATAGTAACTGACACTTACTTGTAATGTTTACACACTAAATGAGATGACCAATACAGCCCCCAATCTGTAGTGTCGATTGCTTTATACACAGCAGTGTCTTTTGACAAGGAAAAGAAAGCCACTTACAATTTCGTAACCAATCGAACATTGATAAATGGTATTACGATTCCAGCAAAAAGCCCACAAGGAATGTTTGAGGATTTGTATATCCCTAATGACCTTGCGGTAGTATTCCAGAAAGCTAAGGAATATTACGGAAATTAATTAATTCAAGTTTTAAAACAAAAGAAGAAACATGTTAGAGTTTTTATCGAACATCGGAGCGACAGAGATCGCAGCAAAGACAACTAAATCAGTTGAAAAGAAACAAAGAAACCCAGAGGCAACTTTCATGGGTATTAGAGTGTGGAAAGATGGTAGTGTATACCCTTCTGTAGCTTTAGTTTCAAAGTATAACTTAGACTTCGTGAAAGCTACAGTTACACAAGAAGACGTAACTAAAAATGGAGTTATTCAAAACGATGATGCTGGTCAGCCATTGAAACGTAAAGTACTTTCTTACCCTAATGATACTTCAAACGGTATCGATGTAATGAACAGTGCTGACTGGACTCAGAAACAAAACTGGGGAGCTAATCCAGACTTAATCTTAGCTGCTATTTCTCCAAAAAGAGCTGGTAAAGTAGACTTATTTGCTACTTGTACTACAGAAGAGGATGGTACTCCAAAGGTTACAGTTATGGAGCAAGGGGCTGCAACATTTGGTAAAGAGTCTTTACTTCCTTTAATTGCTACTGTTTATCAAACAGTTCCAAACGAAGAAGGTTTCATTGACTTAGAGCTTGTAGAGGCTTATCCATTACACCAAGTAGTACCTAATGGTATCTTCATGTTCCCTAAACGTGTTGTACGTGGGGAAGACAAAGGGAAATTAGAGTATGTTCGTCGTGAGAATGTTTCATTGTTCCCTTTTGTGCCAGTTGCAACAAGCACTAAAGTTAGTGAGCCACAACAAGCTCCAGCTACTGATGAAGGAACTCCTATTGATGCAACAGATACAACATTAGCTGATGTACCAACTGTGGATGCTACAATTTCTGAAGAAGGTGCTGCTGTTTTAGCTGCAAATGTGGAGGCTTCTAGCTCTAACTAAAATTTAGTTAGACTGATTTTTATGTCCTGAGAGGATAGCTTATCTTTGGGTTTAAAATTTTAAAACATGATTACAATAGGAATTAATGAAGGTGTAATCCTTCGTAAGGTTGAAATCGTAGAAAAGGAACAAAAGTACACCGTGGACTTCACTCTAGCTGAGGGGGTATCTGAAAGTGGTGACGATGAGCTTTCTTTTCTCGATGAAAAATACGATGATTCTGGTATGCTTATTACCTCTTCTGGTAATGGACGTACTATCAAAGTATGGCCTTTGAAAGTACCTGATGACAAAGGTCAAAATGGTGCAATCAAAACAATGCAGCAAAGAATTGAGGAGTCTTTTAAAGCTACTCAAGAAATGCAAAACATGTTTGCTATGTGGGCTAAGATGTACTTACCTGCTAGTGAAGTAAAGTTTGAAAGATTCAGAGGTATGCCACCATTAGACAGAAACAACATGAGTTGTCTTCTAGATGAGAAAGTGTTGGTAAATATCACACTGAACTTAGCTAATCAGTTCATTGCAATGACATCTCCATTCTTTAACAAAGCTGAACATGCTGTACGTGTTTTGTTGAAAAGACAAAGCAAGGCTAAAGCATTCCCAGCATTTAGAGACAAGTTTATTAACGAGTTTCCTTTTGTTGAGCTGATGGCAGTGCCGAAAGCTTCTAGTAAGTTAGCTTTTACTAAGTACGAAATCACAAACGGGTTTGACAGTGCAACTGAGGTTGGTACAACAGATGCTACACCACAAGCTGCACCTGAAATTGCTTCTTTATTTGGAGACGCAAGTGCACCAACAGTTGACTTGTCAGCAGCGTTGAACTTGAACGTACCAACTGCAGTAGCTGAACCAGTTGCGGCACCAGTAGTTGCCACTGCTCCAGTAGCACCAGTAACTCCTGAGATAGGTGTTGTGGTAGATACTACACCAACAACGCCACCTCCTGCGGCTATTGTTTAACAAAAAGAAATACTTCTAAATGGATTTAGCTGATTTAACAGAAGTAGAAGTTCTAGAGCGAGTCGATGAGTACTCGCTCTATTCTTTTTACTTAGGATTTGAGCCTGTAGTGAAGGCTAAGTATTCTTCTCCTTTAAGGGAAGGTGACGAAAGACCTTCATTTGGAATGTTTGTGAGAAGCTATGGAGGGAATCTTCCACATGAGTTTATGTGGAAAGACAATGCACTTCCTGCTCCAAATCATGGAGATATATTTGACTTGATAAGAAACTTGTATGGGTTAGAAACAAGGTTAGAAGCTATGCTAAAAGTTGCTTGTGATTTTCAGTTGGTTGAAGGGAACTTTGAACTGGCTAAGAACATTCAGAAAGTACCTAAGATAAAGGCTGCAGCTAACATTAGGGTCAAGAGTAGAGCTTGGTTTAAGGAAGACTTAGTGTACTGGAAACAGTACAACATCACTCCTGAACTATTAGATAGGTACAACACTACTGCAGTGGACTACTATTATCTCTACGATGACCAAGTTGAACCATACTTTCCCAAGAAAATGTATGCTTACAGAATCTATGACAAGTACCAACTATACTGCCCATCACCTAAGTACTTTACTAATAACTGGACTGAGTCTTGTATCCCTGGCTTTCAACAGCTAGAAGGTTCAGACCTGCTCATTATTACAAAGGCTATGAAAGATGTGATTCATTTAAGAAGTCTAGGGTTTGAAAGTATTGCCCCGAAAGGCGAGAACCATATACCAAGTCCACAGTTACTAGAGTACGTGAAAAAGAGATATAACCGTGTGGTCACATTGTTTGACAATGATGGAAAGACTAGTGAACACCTGTATCCTTTCGAGCATATTCAAGTACCATTGCTTACAGGAGTAAAAGATCCAACAGATTACTGTTCAGTCTTTGGCCCTGAGCAAACAAAGAAACTAATACTAGACTTATTATGAACTTAGATTGGGAAAAAGTCTCAGAAACTGAGCAAACACTAGAGAAACTTTACAATGGTAAGGTTATCTCCCTTTCTTTTAGTACTCCTAAACAGGAGAACCAAGAGAAAGTAGGGTTACTTGACAGACTAGCTTTAGATACTTCTAAGGCTGTTGTACAAGTAGTCCTCATCTTTAATGATGGAAAAAGACACACAGTCAGTAAAGATGACTTTTTTATAAAAACTAAACTTTTAAACTAATGGCTATACTACAACAGTCTCAGACTGAGATTGAAGGTGGGTTTAAGAAGCAAATTGATGAAGGCGCTATGTCCTTAATGATGGAAATTCTTCAACGTTACCAGTATCAGTTTCCAATTAGGTCTTCCATTAGAGAGATTACTTCTAATGGAATTGACTCTATTAAAGAAAGGGAAGTGGCTCGTGAAATCCTTACAGGAAAAGCAAAAGTAGAAGACTACTTTGTTGACATGGAAGGGGACATGTATAAGGATAGTAAATTTGACCCTGGTTACTATGACTTGAAGTGGTTTTCAACTGACCAAAATGTTTACATTACTTATCATGCTAACTCTGACTTAGAAAAAGACTTTGTCACTATCAAAGACAATGGTGTTGGCTTAGGGCAGTACAGGTTAGAGAAATATTTTAACTTGGGGTACTCTACAAAACGTTTGAGTAAACTACCTTTAGGTAAATTTGGCCTTAACATACCGGGGCCACTGTTAAGTAATTAACAGAAAAAAATTGGATGAATTGCTGGAAGTCTAAGATAGATTTCTTACTTTTGTTACCTAAATACATTATACATGAGTAAAGGTAAAAAGAAACATGATTATTTCTCTGTCATAGATACAGAATTTAAAGCTTACATACTTGGTTGGATTTACGCAGATGGTACTTTATTACCAAGAAATGGCAATAGACAAGGTCTATTTTGTATATCCGTTCAAGAGGAAGATGGTAAAGAGTTTTTAATACAACTTGCAAAAGAAATTACTGGAAGAGTACCAGGTAGAAGGTACTATGCGTCTCAAATAAAAAGAGGTGAAAAACCTCAAATGAGAGTTAGTATATCTTCTGACCAAATTTTCAATGACTTGGTTAGTTATGGGTTAAGACCTGCAAAAACTAAACACGGAATGACTTTCCCAATATTAAACCCAGAGTTAGAACACCACTTTATACGTGGGTTTCTAGATGGTGATGGTAGTATAATTTACAGTCAAACCATTGCAAGTTACGTACCAAAAACTAAACCTAAAACAAATAAGCTTAGAGATAGAGGAAGAATAGCATTTATAGGTACAGACAAAACTTTTCTTGAAGAACTTAGAAAAAGATTGCCTATTACAAAGCATTACTATGGAGGAAAACAATCTAAAAATATGTTCACATATATTTTATGGATTGAAAGAGCTTTAGATGTAAGAGCTTGTATAAAGTATCTGTATAAAGATGCTACATGGTTTCTTTCACGCAAAAGAGAGAAAGCTATTAAGATAATCAGCAGCCAAGCCTTATGTGCACATAAGGAAGGTTCAGAGACTACTGGAGAGGTAAAGCCCTCTTAATAACCAGAATAGCGTCCAACCCCTGAAATGAAAGACAGTCAGGGTGATGATATAGTCCGACACTCTTGGAAACAAGAGATTACAGATTGCGGAAATAAAGCTCCTTTGTCTATCAATCCTCACTATACAGTAGAAAGTAGATACAACGGGTTTCTATTCAGGTTCATGGTTTACAATGGTAAAGTAGAAAGTATCATTCCTAAAATGAACTTAGAAAAAGGAACAGAAAATACTGAGTTCAAAATAGGAAACCTTTCAGTCTACGCAGAAACCACTACTGATTACAATGGGGTAACTATCACAATCGATGCCAAGAAACATCACAAGTCAGAGTATGAAGATGCTGTGAAAAGTCAACTAACTTACTTTGATAATATCGTATTCACTATTGTGACACCCTCTTCAAGTACTCAAGTACCTGTGAAGGCGAATATTCTGTATGAGGATGACTTCATTCTACTTTCAGACAACAAGTACTATGACAAGCCACACATTCTGATCAACAGAGTAAATTATGGCTTCATTAACTTTTCTGAACTGGAGCTAGAAAACAAAAGTGGCAACATTGGTATCAAAGTACAACCTGAGGATGTGGAAGTTACACCTTCAAGAGAAGCACTTGTTTGGTCTGAACAGACTAAAGAAATGATTCTTGCTAGGTTTAAAGATACTCAATCCTCAGCAACTGCTTTAGTGCAGAAAGAACTTAGTACTGAACTAGATGTGATAAACTGGATTAGAAAATGTGCTTCAGTAAGCTCTTCTCTAGACCGTAACTCAGTACTTGGAAGACTTGCTCAAATTATAGACATCAGTCAGGTAAGCCCTTTCTTTAGTACTACTGAAATTAGATTGACTCCTTTTCTTTTTGACTTTCTTAGAATTAGAAAAGTATCGTATGAAACTACCAGAGAAAGAAATAAAGTAAAGACTAAAGTCAATCGTACTGATGCTAGGTCAATGTGGGATTTCTCTCAAACTACTATAGTTTTGAAATCTTCAGCTACTTCAAATCGTAAAGACAAGTACTTGTTATCTTTGTATGACAGTTTACTTGTTATAGACAGACCATTTTGGCTTGGTGTGGAGGGTGGAATCGAAAGTACCCATAGAAGTGACTTTGAATCTTTAGCTGGACTGAAAGTACACAATCTAACAGAGGAGAAGTTTAGTGAAAGAGTAAAAATCACTGAACTACTCTGGTCAGAATTCTTGAAGTCAGGTGCTAGCATAATCTATGAGGACATTGAAGTACCAGAAGATTTCAAGGGTACTGAGTTAGAGGTTGAAGAAGAAAAAGAAACTGAGACTTTGTCTGAAGAAGAAGTAAAAGCAGCTTCTATATCTGCAGAAGAAAGAAGAAAACTTGAAGGTAAACTAATTGTAAACACCCCAAGAAATAAAGCTTTTATTTCTGGTATCAATTCAGGATACGAAAGTAATTACGACGATAATAGTGAAGCTAAGGAGGCACGACTCTACGAATGGCAGAAGCTAGAAGTACCAATAGTAGAAATTAATAACTGGTGGGTGGCCGAAATCTACTATGGGAATGAAGCTGACATAAAAACTTTAGAGTTCGTTGCCTTGCTCACTAGGGATACAAGAGAGAAGTCTATTGTATTTCCTAGAGCAGCACGAAAGAGTGTTAATGTAAAGTTCATGGAAAATGGGCAAGATTTAATGCAGTCTTATGGGATTAGAAATGAGGAAGCGTATCGTTGTGCTCACTACTTCCAAAACGACGACATTCGTATTATCAAAGTTTCTCAGGCTTCTAGCAAGTACTTTAGAGACTTCAAACACATCAACAAATTTTTCGCACAACTTAACAATGGAGTCATTACAATGAGTAACATTTTAATCCAGTGGAATACTGCTAGACAGTTAGCCACTAAACTAAACCAGGTAGCTTTTTTGTACAACCTTGATATAGTACCTGAGAAGAGGGAGACCTATAGAAAACTTGTAGAGTACACAAAGACTCATTTCACAGACTTAAAAAATCTAGGTAAAATCTCAGAAGAGAATAGTACAGCGTACACTACAATGGTTAACCATCTTGACAAGGTTCAACAATTTCAGGCCTTCGTAAAAACAAATACGAACCCAGAAGACATTGCTAAATTAGCAATGGAAATGTGGCGTTCTGATACAGTTACAGATGGACATGCAGTTGAACTTGACTTACTGGAATCTTTAGAAGCCCTAATTGAGTGGTCTGCACCTGTAAAAAATATGCTTAACTTTGTACCGTTTTTCACAGGATATGAAACAGCAGAAGATGTACTAGTTCCTTATGACACATTTAAGAAACGTCGTAAAGATTGTGTAATACCTGCAGAATTAAACCACTCTACATTGAGCTACTTAGAGTCAAAAAACTTATTTTAGTATTTTAAAACCATAAAAAGATGATTACAGTAAATCGCATCGAAGACCAGATCACTGGAACAGTGAATGGCAAGCCTTACAGTGTAACATTTCATGAAGAGAATTATCATCTCATGAAAGAGATTGCTGAAGAGGCTGGGACGGTTTCTACACAAGAAGCAATGACAGCTCTTGTAGAGAAATTCACACCATACACAAAGGAAACGTACAAGGAGCAAGTTGAGACCGCTTCTCCACACATTTACGTGAATCCTAAAACAGGTAAACACTACCTTAAATTGGGAGACAAAATCTCTAAAACTGCTTTACCAAAAGTATTCGTTGAGAAGCTTTTGAAGTCAGTGGAAAAAGGAATTGACATTGAACCATTAGTGAAATGCTGGGGCCGTTACTTACGTCCAGTAAAAGGAAGACCTCCTTATAGTACTCAAAGAGCGGAAGCCTTTGCTAACTATATCTCTGCTCTTTATGTTGATCAAAACATTGTGGAGGACTTGGTAACAAACCAAGGGTTTTCAAGAGAGATTGCTGAGAAAAAGGCAACTACAACACAAGTGGCTATCACACAAGAAGGTCTTTTAGTTTGTTACAAAGTGTCAAGAGAAATCACGACTAAGTTTGTAGCAGAGGATGATGAGAGTGGTGTGAAACAAGTTGCTCGTTACAAAATGAATGTTGACCCAGATACTGGATTAGTTACTTATAACACTCCAGACCATGCTGAGGACAGATTGTTTGAACCAGCTATTCAAGGGAAAAGTGGAGACGCTTTCGCTTGTATTGGTAATGGTCATAATTCTGTAGGACATTTCATTCGTGTAGGTTGTCGCCACGAGTTGGACTCTTGGGATAAGGTTGGACCACCAATGGGGCCAGGCTTGCATTGTGGTGGCTTGAATTACATCAAGAATTACCAAACTGAAGGTACTGTAACGCACAACATCTTTGTTGACCCGTCTGATATTCACACAGTGAATGCGACTAACAACAGTGATGGTGCAATGACAGTACGTCGTTACTTTGTACACTCTAGTTTTGTTGGACCTAACAAAGGTATCTACCACAGCAGTGAGTATGCAAAACTTGGTGACGAAGAGTACAAGGCATTGTTGGATGAAGCTATCGAAGCATCAAAGTCTTCTATTGAAGAGCTTGAAGCGTTAGTTTAATTTTCTAATCTTAAAGTAAAAAGGTACAGGGGAAACTCTGTACCTTTGTTTTTAAAACTAAAAATGAGTAAACCAAGAAATACAGCAGTTGGACATTCTTACGAAAGAGAGTTAGTAACCATTTTCAGAGAAATTGGATTTGCCGACGTAGCTACTTCAAGAGCTTGTAATAGGACTAGAGATGCACAGAAGATTGATTTAGCTAACACAGATGAATCAGTACAAGGTAGACTTCCTTATAATGTACAAGCAAAATGTATGGTAGGTGCAATACCTTACCAGAAAATTTTAGGGGAAATTCCAGTCACACCAGGTTTGATTAATGTTGTACTTCATAAGAAAACTGAAAAGGCTAAAACAGGAAGTAAGTTCTTAGTAAAAGAAAGGTATGCTTTTATGTACCAACATGACTTCTTTCAAATGGTTAAACAATTGGAGGCTTTAAAGACTGAGAATGAACTTTTAAGAAAACAAAAAGTAATTTAACATGAGCAGACTAGCCTTAGTCGACGCAGACAGCATTGTCTACGTCATAGCTTACAACCACAAAGAATCTCTTGAATCTTTAGTACTTGAGTCTTGTGACTCCATTTACAAAATGATTATGGAAGGCAGTCAGGCTACACATCACTTCGGAAGCTTTTCACCTAAAGTCAGTTTTAGAGACAAAGAATATTTGTATGCACCTTATAAAGGAACCCGTCCTACTAAACCAGAATGGGTAACTCAATGGGAGAGTACTATCAAAAATTACTTTGTAGAAACTTATGGGTTTGTGACACCAAAGTATCTTGAGGCTGATGACATTGTTTCAGCAGCATCCGTACTTCATGAAGGTAGTGAAATTGTCATTTGTTCACCAGACAAAGACATGAAACAACTTCCAGGACTTCACTTTGACTACAAGAAACCTTCTGAAGGAATCAAAGTAGTATCACAGTATGAAGCTTCTATTAATTTCTGGACTCAGATGTTATGTGGTGATGAAGTAGATAACATTAAAGGAGTACCTGGTCTAGGACCTAAGAAAGTAGCAGAATTATTTTCGAAAGTCTTACGTAACTCAGATTGCTTTGACATGGAACTTCATTTCCTAGTCAAGGAACAGTATACTAAGTATTTTGGGGAGTACTATGGAACTATAATCTATGACCAGACTTACAACAGTGTTAAGATGTTGATGCCTTCCCATCCTTATTGGGAAATTTACAAAGAAGAGATTACATTCCTCCATTCAGTTGGAGTATTTCCTAACCCCGAAAGTTCTCAGATGATGCCGTGATAGCGTGTGGCATGAACTTACAGTATGGATTTTAAACAAATGGTGTCTCAGTTAAATGAGCATAATCTTTGCACTTATTTTATCTTACCTTTAGCAGGTGTGTCTAAGTCTAAATTTGGAGGTGATCTTAATTTCATAGACACTTACTTAAAAAAAGATTTGACTAGTATCTATGTGGAAGTTTTCGACTCCATTTTAGTACAAGGAGCAATTCCAGAATATAAGGAATTTACAGATGCCAATGATAAGACGTACTTAGAGTTTAGTATCAATCCTAATTTCAAATCTGATGTTGAAAAGTTTATAGAGGGAAAGTACAGTCAATTTTCTAATCGTGCTAAGACTATTATTAGAACTAATAGTGGCCTTATGTATAGAAAAGTGGTTGGACTAACATCTAGAACTGATATACGACTTCTAGCTCTTGACAAGTCACCTTTACTCAAAGAGTTGTGGGATGATTTTTTAGACATGAATGTAGGTGATGAAATGGAATTATTGTCTAAACCTATAGACACTTTCTTGGAAGTAGATTTACTTTCTAAATAATAAAAGGACTCAGTTTTAAATGGCTGAGTCCTTTTCCTTTCTTAAAGCCTTAACTACTTAAAGTACAAGTCTGCTTCTTGCTCACGTCTAGTGACTAGACCTTTTAATTGTTTACCATCAGCGTATGTCCACTTCATGAACTCAGCTCTTATGCTTTTGTCAGTAGGGTTTTTGTTTACCTTCTTTAGTAAAGTAGACCCTTTTAAATTTGCAACTCCTAGATTGTACGCAAAGGAAACGAGTGCATCAAATTGATTTTGGTTAATGTCATCTCTAGTGAAACTATTTACACCTGTTTCGTAAACTCTCAACATGTTTTTTAGTAAAACAGATGCTGTAAGTTCCGAAATTTCAGGGTCATTAAGGGTTACTCGTTTACCTCTTAAAGCTATAATGCTATAGTCCTTAGGGTAGTAAGTTGCACCATAACCTATGGTAGGTACTTTAGCTGGGCATAAATAAGGCTTTGCTTCAAAACCTTCTTTTTGTTTGATTAATGCTAGACCTGCTGCTCCAACAGTATCTATTACTTTAACGGGTTTATCCATTTTAAAAACATTTTAAGGAGGAAAAATAGAAGTACTAGGAAGAATAGAACCATTGCTCCAATCTTGTACTTTAGTAGGCTATTTTGCGTCTTGTTTAATGTTTGTAAAAGACCAACAGTTCTTTCTTTCTCTGTACTTAAACTGTCTGTTAGTACTTTGACTAATGCTGAGTTCTGTTTGATTACTTGTTTTTCTTTAAAGAAAGTATCTCTAAAAGCTAGTGAAGGAGGGCAGTCAATCTTAATCCTCTTTTCTTTATACACTGTGTCTCTGACTACAGAATCACAGTCAATGACAATTGGATCTGTATACATAGTATCAACCGTTCTAATGTAGTAGACTGAATCTTTAGTACTCACTACATTAGGGTACCTGTCTGCACAGTACTGAGCTAAGATTTCAGGATGCTTAACTTGTATTTTAACTAGACGTTTATTAGCTGTGTGTAAAGTGTTACAACTAAAAAGGAATACCAAACTAAAAAGGAAAAGTAATTGTTTCATAAAACAAAGTTAGTACATACTTTCGGTTCCAGCAATACCCCATTTTCCTATAGGACATTTTTCTTTGGGAGCAGCTGTCTTAGAACCTAAAGGACAGTTACATTTAGAACAAAAGAAGGTGTTCTCAGGCATATTGACTACATTCATAAGTACTTTACCTATACCTGTCATTTGCTTTTTATAAGGACAAGTATCGCAATGCTCTAGTCTAAAAGCCATAAGTTCTTTAGTGTAGTCACTTCCTTGTAAGTAATTATACCATCCTTCTGCTATTTTTTTAAGCGTTGTAGTTTTCTCTTGCGCATCCATTCTTTAAATCGTTTAGTGGAATAATTACAAAGTGCTTTAGCTGTAATACCTCCAATCCCTCCGACTAAACCTACAACGAAAGTCATTAGTAGTTTCCCAATAATAACCTCAGGTGAGATATGTAACCAAGTGATTAAAGATAGTACAACACCACCTCCGAAAGAGGCAATGTCGTCTGTTTTACTTTCTATAAAAGTTAAAAGTGTTTGATGTGTCATAGTTTTATATTTTTTTTTACTTTAAAATTATTGTTTCTTTTGTGGTGAAAGATCCTATTACAGGTACTACAATAATGTCTTCTCCTGAAAAGCCCGGGTTTGCAAATTCTCCTTTGTACCTTTTAACATTAAGGGACATATCACCAGAAGGTAGTATTATCAATTCAAAGTCAAACCCATACTGTGGTCCAGTGACAAAAGGTGTACCTGATGATGCATCAGCATATCTTCCTTTTGGAACTAGTCCTGACAATGGAATAGTTACTGTTTGTATAGGTCTGAAACCAGATGGTAAAGCACCAACAGGGAACTCAATAAAGTAATCTACTGTTGACGTGGCTATTGTGCTAGCTTCTAGACTAGAGTGTAATTGATGTATACAAAAATTTAAGTGTACTACAGAAAGCCCGTTAGAGTCTACAAGTTTCTGTAACACTTTAATTGGGCTTCCTATGGAAGGAACATCTATAGTATCTGTAGCTGTTGCGAATTTCCAATCACCACCAAGCATAGGCTCATCTTGTACATATACTAGTCCTGTTAAAGGGGAGTTTACCCATTTAGACCCATCCCACTTTAAGTACTCTCCTACTGAAGCAGAATTTACTGAAACATTTACGTTACTTAAGGACCCTAAGGAATGTGTATGTGGTGGTATGGTTACAGAAGGAATTGATTGAGTACTAGCTGCTGTAATTCTACCATAAGAGTCTACTTGAATTACGGGGTAACTAGATGCCCCTCCATAAGTTCCAGCAGTAACTCCAGAAACTGCTAAGTCCACTTGAGTATTTCCTGAAACTCCATTTTGATTTGTAACTGTTACTCTTCCAGCAGTACCAACTATACTTCTAAGTGCCCAAGTATTAGCTCCAGTAAGTACTGGATACCCTGTACCAGATAAGGCGTTTAAATTAGTTAAACTTACAGGTAAAGTGGTACTTGGTAAGTTCTGAGATTGCACATTTGTCACATGGCCTTTAGCATCTACAGTTACGATTGGGTAAGCTGATGAACTACCATAAGTCCCTGCTGTCACACCAGATACTTCATGATATATATTTCCTGTTAAAGGGTTGAACCCTATTGGTGTTGTAGCTGATAAAGCAGCGTAAACTAAAGTAGCACTGAAAAATTGGTTCCCAAGTAAGTTGATGTCACTGATGTTTAAAATCACTACACCAGTTTTACCATTTACAGATTCAACGCAACACTCGCCAGGTGCACTGGCTCCATCACTCATAGGTACTAAAGAACCTACGTTACAAGAACAACTATCTGACCCAGCACCAGCTAAGTCAAAGATATTACCAAGGTTTCCACCACAAGATTTACATGTATCAGCCATTGCAACAAGATTTAGAAATTTGCTCTACGTTTGAAAGTAAAGACATTAATTGTTTTTCAGTCAAGTAGTTTGTTCCTTCATTCTCCCAGCTGTCTAATGCGTACAAGTACATGTATAAGCACTTGAGTTTAGTAGATGATTGTTTGTCACAGGTACTGTTTTCTAAGGCATACAGTTCTTTTAAAGCATCGTTAAGTACTAAGTCAACTAATAATGCCTTAGCACCTGTAATTGCTTTACAGATTTCAGGAGTTAGAATACTCCCAGTAAGATTAGACGCATTATATACTTTAGCCACAGGTAGAACAGTTTGAAGTTTGAAAAGATTGTGAAAGTAAGATTGCAGCATCATGTGCTTTAGAATAGTTTCCACAACTGAAAGCTATTTGAGCTGCAGTTTTTAGGAGTACTCTATTAAACAGAGCTGAAGTAGTTTCAGAGTTGCACCCATCAGCTTTTAAAGAAGACAGTGACATATCTCCAATATCAGAAAGTAATTTACCTTCTCCATTGTTTAGTATCAGAAGATTTTTAGAGACTTTGTAAATGACAAATAAGTTATCATTATCTGTAGCTCCTGTCAGTGGTGAGTTAAGTGTAATTTCTGTATCAGTTAATGTAGTAATTTTACTAAACCCAGAAGTATTATTAGGTAATGCCCATTGTAAAGCGTATACACCATCTAGTAATCCTAATGGGTCAACCCAAGGTGTATTATCTGTTTTAGTCAATACAGTTTTCCTAGCATTCAAAGAATATGCAAGAGAAATTTGTTTTACAAAGTACTCAGTAACTATATAAACCCCGTCTTGAAATGTGTAGTTTAAAGTTCCAGCAGGAGCTGTTTTATCTGCGTCAGGTATAAATAGTACTTGAGTAGGGGTACTACCTAGTAACTGAATAGTCACTATTTTAGTAGCCCAATCAGTTGGTCCATCTGGTAAAACACCAGGAACTTGACCATAACCTGTTGAGTCTAAAGGACTTGCACCAGTTATGTCGCTAATCTTAAGACTAGTCGCAGTCTTAGGAATTTCTGTTATACTTATTTTAGGAACAAATGACATAGTACTTTTACTTTAAATCCAAAGGTAAGTAAAAAGTACTATATCACTGTCTCCTAAGTATTTACTGTACTGCTATCTTACTGCTGCACTAATGTCTCTACTTGTCATAAAATCTATTTTGTTATAGACGTTCAAGTAAGGGAAAGCTTTTGTTACTTTTTTCAAAGCTCTTTCGTACTTATCCTTGTCTTCACTTTGCAGAATTCCTGCTACTTGGTAGATGTTCATGAAGTCTTTGATTACATTCCAAGCTGGTATAGGACTAGCTATTACTTGGTCCACTACAAAAGGGTTAGAGTAGAACTGTAAATCCTGTTGAACACGGTATAACATGTTGATTAACATTCTTTGTCCAGTACTATTTCCTTGGCCCATTCTTTTTCTACGTCTTAATTCTTCTTCATCTGGTAGAGCAGCTCTAAGGATAGCTAATGTAGCAAGTACTGCAGCTGTGTAACTCATACCTGCAATGTTACGTCTCATGTTTTCTTTCTCATGAGCTTGTATAGGTTTCCAAACTTGACGTTTTTCACCATCAATTACTTCCCATTGTTTAGTCTCCACTCCTTCGAATGCATCAGACCCGTTGAAAGTACTTAAAGCCTGGCGAATAATTGTAGGGATACCAAAACTTTTCATGTTCAACATAGTTCTGTATCTTCC